CAGCAAGTGCCGCAGCCCTCAAAGCATCTTCAAGATCGCCGCCTTGAAACAACAAGGTATTTCCACCAGCAGCGGTGGCGGCAGCAGCAGGGCCGCCAAGTAGTCCAGACCCGGCAGGGCCAAGAGCAAGAGTTCCGAGAATTGCAGGAATTGCAGGAGCTATCGGAGTGAAGACATCCGAAAGCACTTCGTTGATTCTGCTTGAGGAGTCAATTGACCCAACAACATTCCCTTGTGGGTCAAACATCGTTCCCGTTCTAGCCCCGGTTCTGACATAAGAGTTCAGTAACGCGCCGTTTGCGTCATAAATAGCACCGCCCTGTGGCCCTGAAATCTCATATTGACCAGAGTTTGTCTTGGTGACGGTTGTGCCATTTCCAATGTCAATCGGGGCAAAGTAACCACCAGACTCTTCCTGAACGAACTCAAAGCGCGGATCATTGGCTTTCCCGCTAGACGCAAGAACCTCTTGTGCTTTGTTTGCAAGCACATCTTGGGATGCAAACAGTCCTGAGAATCGACTTGCCACAGAAGCCTCCGTTTTTGTGGATAGTAATCCCTCCGGCGCTGCGGAAGATTGAACTTGCTTCTCAACTTGAGCGGGTGTGATGTTCTTTACATCTGCGGCAATCTGCTTCAGAGCATTCCAGTCCTGGTCGCTTTCTGCCCTTGCAGCGGTGCGAATCTGCGCGTCTGTGAATCCCTGACCGATCAGATCGTTATAAAGCCGACCCTTCTCTGCATTGGATAGCGAGTCCACATTTGCTGGTAAAGACGGGACTTTCGCCTCTGCGATAACACCCTTGGCTGCGATGTCTTCTGAGATCGCGTCGGCCATTTTCTTGCCGAAATCTGCGTTTGAGTGGACACCATCCAAAAGGTCACCAGTTCCAGCAGAAGTAGCCGACCTGACATCAGTGAATGAAACGCCTGCGCTCTGAGCGATCTGCTTCAGACCATCGTTGATCTGACTGGCTCGCTTCTCAGCTCCAGGATCGATGTATCCAGCGATGTTCCCGGTTTTGGAGTTCTGTGCCCCGTAAAGCTCAGAAACACCAACAATGATCGGAGTGACACCGTTGGCCCTAGCGATGTCCACCATCTGCTGAACACTTTGGAGCGTTACCGCAGGATCTTGGTTCTTGATTGCATCAGCCGCCCCATAACGAATGATCGCGTACTGCGGCTTGTTCTGCTCAATGTAAGACTGGAAAGCACCAAACTTAGCGCCACCAGCAAGAGCCTCGTTTGATGTTTCGCCACCAGTCGCAAGGTTCTGAACCTGAATGCCAAGGTTGTTGGCGATCACATCAGCAACCGAATTGCCATACTTGTTGTTTGGAGTTCCATCGGCGTTGTAGCCGACATACTCGCTCATTGAGTCACCAAACAACACAGCAGTTGGGCGATTAGCAGCCTGCACATCCAACAAGGATGTTGGGTTCATCTGCTCAATCTCATCCTCAAAAAGCAGTCTTGTCACCATGATTTACCCCGGCTTACGATGATCTGAGCTTCTCTCCTGAGCGAGTGGCTCGGTACTCTGAGGGCGAGCAACCCAGCCAAGACGAAAGCCTCGACCCGACCATGCAGGATGTGGAGGTGTACGAGTGCTACATCCGCGCAGACCGGGATGGTGATGGTCTGGCCGAGCTTCTCCAGGTTTGGTACGCAGGAAGCGAGATTCTTGAGGAAACGGAAACGGATTACATTCCTTTCCATAGCCTCTGCCCAATCCCTGTTCCGCACAAGTTCTATGGCTTGTCCCTTGCGGATAAGGTGATGGATCTTCAGCTGCAGAAGTCCACGATCACTCGTCAGATGCTGGACAACCTGTATCTGACCAATAACTACCGAGTCGGCGCGGTGGATGGTCAGGTCAACCTGGACGATCTCATCTCTCCCACGCCTGGTGGTGTGATTCGGATGAAGAACCCCAATGCGGTGGTTCCGATGGCGGTTCAGCCTGTGGCGAACCAAGCCTTCCCGATGCTCGAGTATCTGGATGCAGTCCAAGCAAAGAGAACGGGTGTGTCGGATGCTACGCAAGGTCTTGATCCCAATGTCCTACAGAACGTCACCGCTACGGCTGTGGCTGCGTTCCAGAACGCCTCTGCTGGCAAGATGGAACTAATCGCTCGGAACTTCGCCGAGACAGGGGTGAAGTCACTCTTCAAGGGCATTCTCCAGCTCCTGTGCAAGTACCAAGACAAGCCCCGGATTATTCGGATGCGTGGTGAGTACGTCCAAATGGATCCCCGCGAGTGGTCGAATCAGTACGATGTGACCATCTCTGTCGGTCTAGGAACGGGCAACAAGCAAGAGCAGATGGCGATGCTTGCGATGATCCTGGACAAGCAGGAGCGGATTCTTCAGCAGTTCGGCCCTGCCAATCCTTTGGTGACGGTGGGTCAGTACCGCGAGACTCTGGGACGGATGATCGAAGCCGCAGGGTTCAAGGACTCGGCGACCTTCTTCAAGCCCGTCACGCCTGAGATCGACCAGGCTCTGAGCAATCCTCCTCCACAGCAACAGCAACCTGATCCGGCCATCCAAGCGATGATGATGCAGGCTCAGGCACAGTTGGAGATTGACCGCCAGAAGGCTTTGTCCGATATTCAGGCTCGCAGAGAGAAGGCGGCTGCCGAGATTCAACTCGCCCGAGAGAAGGCTGCGGCTGAACTGGAGCTGAAGAGGCAAGAGTTCGAGGCCGAAGTTCAACTCAAGGCCGCAAAGATCGGCGCAGGCATTTCCTCAAACATTGAGATTCCGGGGTAAATCATGGCAGACCAATTTGTCCAAACGAACATGGGGCTTTTGCCTTATGACGCAATCGTCGCGCAGATCAATGCTCGATATGCCGAAGGTAAAACACCCGATCTGGCGGTGAAGTCTGCCCTTCAGCTTGGGATTGATCCGGCGATCATCGCAACCCTTCCCGGCGTGGATGCAAACGCCATGCGTCGAGGGATGCAACTCATCTCCTCTGGAGCATTTGAAGAGTCTGCTACTGGCACTCAAGCCGATATCCAAACGGCTGCCCCGGTTGGTTCTGCTCAATACAACGCTCGGATTGCTGCTGGACTTGACGCTTTTGGATTCCCTGCTGAAGAGGTGCGTAGACTGACTGCCGCCGGACTTTATGGGGCTGGGAAGCGGTTTGATCCTGGTGATACAGGACAGCCAGGACTTCTTTCTGAAGCAGGAGGAGATCGATTCTCTGGGTTGTTCGCATCTCAGGATGTGCTTGCAAACCGGGCGCAAGAAGTCCTTGCCGCGAGTGGACGAGCAAACGATCCTCGCTTTGCAGACGCAATCGTCGGCAGCTTTACGCAGAACGGAATCAATTACAACGTCCAAGGCGACGGGTCGATTCAAGGAGTCATTGAGACTCCGACTGGCGCATATTTGTCTGCCGGGTTCACTCCAACTGGACAGCAAGCCACAGAGCAACTCAGCACTCAGTTTGAGCAGACCTCGACAGATCGCCTGCTCGGCACTCTGGCAAATGCCGCCATCGCCGCAGGAACCGCTGCTGGACTTGGCCCTGCCGGGGTTGGCTTGATGAGCGTCCCTGCTGCCGCCGCGACTGGAGCAGGATTCACGACTTTCGCCAATAGTGGCGATCTTGCCCAGGCACTCAGGGCTGCGGCATTGGGTGGGGCTGCCGCTTTCGGCATAGAGCAACTCTTCCCCACCGCTATCCAAACCGCTGCAAATACCGCAGTTGATCTTGCCGGGACGGGAGCATCTCAAACAGAGATCGTCAACGCCCTGGTGGATCAAGGCGTAAGGGCTGGAACTGCTGCTCAAATCGCTGGCGATGCATTGGCAGGCGCGACTGCTCGACAGATAGCGACTGACTTCGCCGGTGCATCTATTGGCGGGACTGCTGCTGGAGCGACATCGCTAGCCCCGAATGTTGTGGAAGTTTTGGGGTCAATTGCTGCGCCTGGTTTGTTGGCCACCGCCGCTCCTTCATTGGCTGGCGCTGCTGGTGGATTGCTTGGTACTCAGGTTCCTGCACAGCAAGCCCCAGCTGTAGTGGCACAAACTGTTCCGGTGACATCTTCTGCCGCTCCGGTTGAGTTGCAGTCAATTGCTCCCGCTGCTATTGGTGGCGCATTGACTCAAACCGTCCCGGTTCAAGCGACAACCGCTCCAACCGAAACACAAGTTGCGGCCCCTGTTGCTGCGGCTACTGGTGGACTGTTGGCTCCTACGCAAACCGTTCCGGTGCAAGCCGCTACAACCCCCGCTCAAACGCAAGCAACCGCCCCAGCCGCTGCTGCTGTTGGTGGTTTATTGACTCCCACGCAGACGGTTCCAGTCCTAGCCGCAACGACACCCGCACAGGCGCAAACAATGGCCCCGGAGGCCGGAGCAGCTGCTGGTGGATTACTTTCTCAGACGGTTCCGGTTCAGGCCACAAATATTCCGGCTCAGACGCAGGCCACCGCGCCGACTGCTGCCGCTGTTGGAACGCTTGCTCCTACGCAGACTGTCCAAGTTGAGGATCGGCCAATCAAGCGCGAAGAGGCTCAGATTCTGGCTCCCGTTGCCGCTGGTACGGTTGCTGGTGTTCCAGTTGCAGATGTAACGGTTCCCCGCTCTTCTACAGGCCCAATTGAGGGATCGACCACGGTTAATCCTCTGTTGGCATTGGGGCTTTTGGGGCTTGCTGGGACTGCTTTGGCTGGCGGTGGATCGACGGGCGCACCGTTTGACCAAGCGGCTTATGACGCAATTGCTAGAGGTCGCAGCCCTGTTTATCCTCGAGGCGAGTTCACCCCGATATCTCTTGGCGGTTTGCCTGGTATGGGCGGGATGCCTTTGGTTGGTTCTTATGATTACTTCGGGCCTTACTATGGCGCGGGTAGATTCGGTGCTCGTCCACAGGCATTTGCTTTGCCAGGACTTCTCGGGCCGAATACTGGACTCATGGCAACTCCTAGCAGGAGCGCAGCAGTTTGAACAAGTCAGAACGGGCTAAAACGCTTCTGGGTGACGAATGGTTTACCGGGGAGATTGATTCCATCCGGTCAACACTTATGAGTGTTATTACCAATTCGGATGAGATGGACATAGACATTCGTGAGCGAGCCTATTTGAAACTTCGCTTACTTGATGAAATAATGGGGCACTTTTCCGCAATTGCTTCCGAAGACCAGATGGTCAAGAAGCGGTGGAAAATCCTCTGATGCGAGTCTGACGCTTTCAGACACAACTGAGGAACGAAATGGCTGAGAACATGGCCCCGGAATCCGGGAATGTCTCGATGACGGTAAACGAAGCCGCAGGCGCGGTTTTGGGACTGATGGAGCCGACGGAAGCTGAACAAGCCGCCCCGCAAGCTCAAGAGGAACCAGAACAAGTCGAGGCGTCCGAACCCGAGGTGCCTGAAACCGAAGAGGTAGAGGTAGAGCCTGAACCACAGCGATTCCGAGTGAAAGCCGCTGGTGAGGAAAAGGAAGTCACCTTCGACGAATTGGTGGATGGGCATCAAAAGGGGCTGGACTACACCAAGAAGTCACAGACTCTTGCCGAGCAGCGTAAAGCTGTAGAAGCTGAGAGGATGGCCGTAGAGCAGGCAAAGCAGGCGCGGGATGCCTACGCGCAAAGGCTGAACCTGATCGAAGAGTTCATTAGTAAACAAGACACCGGGGAAAATCTCGAGGCGTTGAAAGAGACAGACCCCATTGGTTATGCCGTCAAGGTAGCCGAGCGCACAGAGCGCGAGAAGCAGCTTTCGATGGTGCAGGCTGAGAGGCAGCGGATTGCAGAACAGCAAACCGCCGAGCGTCAAGCCGCACTAGCCCAAGCTGTCAACCGTGAAGCGCAGCGACTTGCGGAGGTGATTCCTGACTACGCGCACCCTGAGAAGGGAACCGAAGTCAAGAAGATGGTTCGAGAGTTTGCCAAGTCCATTGGTTTTTCCGATCAAGAGTTGGCAACTGCTTACGACTCCCGAGCTGTTCAGGTTCTGTATATGGCCGCGCAATACGCGAAGTTACAGAGCCAGAAGCCTCAAGTAACCAAGAAAGTAAGTGAAGCGCCGAAGATGCTTCGTCCAGGCAATGCAGCGACCCAAAAGGTAGCGGCAGACGAAACAGTAAAGAAAGCTCATTCGCAGTTGAGGAAGTCTGGAAAAGTCTCCGATGCTGCGGCCCTTTTCGAACGTCTCCTATAAGGAAATATCATGACCCAATTTCGTACCTACGCCGCTGTTGGTCTGCGCGAAGACCTGAGCGACATCATCTATAACATCGCCCCCACCGACACGCCTTTCATGTCCACTGTGGGCAAGACCAAGGCTACGGCTGTCTACCACGAGTGGCAGACCGACTCTCTGGCCGCTGCTGCTGCTAACGCCGCAGTTGAAGGTGCTGACGCTTCCACCGCGACGCTCAGCCCGACGACCCGTGTTGGTAACCGCACTCAGATCAGCCAGAAGACTGTTGGCGTGACCGGAACCCTGCAAGCTGTTGACAAGGCTGGCCGCAAGTCGGAACTGGCCTATAAGCTGTCGAAGGCTTCGTCCGAGATCAAGCGCGACATGGAGTTCACCTTCCTGAACAACACCGTTCAGAGCAACGGCACGGCTGGTTCTACCGCCCGTGTGTTGGGTGGCCTCCAGACCTGGCTGGCGACGAACGGTGACTTCGGCTCGGGTGGCTCTGCTGGTTCTTCCGGCACGACCGCTCGTACGAACGGCACGAACCGCACCTTCACGGAAGACATCCTGAAGACGGTGATTCGTGAGGTGTTCGAGGCTGGTGGTAGCCCGAAGATTCTGATGGTGACCCCGGCGCACAAGCAGACGGTTTCGGCTTTCGCCGGTATCGCTGCCCAGCGTTACATGGCTCCTTCGGATGCTCCGACGACCATCATTGGCGCTGCCGACATCTATTTGTCGGACTTCGGCTCTGTGAGCGTGGTTCCCAACCGCTTCATGCTGTCGGGCAACTCGGCTAACGATGTGGCCTTCGTGCTTGATCCCGAGTACGCTGCCGTGTCCTATCTGCGTCCCTTCCAGACCATTGAACTGGCGAAGAACGGTGACTCGGATCGCACGCAGCTGCTGGTTGAGTACACCCTCGAGGTTCGCAACGAAGCCGCTCACGGCATCGCAGCTGACCTGTCGTAAGCCGATTTATCGGTGACAACTAAGGGGGCCGGGGCAACTCAGCCCCCTTTTTCACATGAACATCAACGAAATCGCAAAGAACACCAAGGTAGTCCAGCGCAAGGCTCACACCGCTGATGATGGCGGGATCGTGATCGAGAGTTCGCAGGATGTGGGTGGGATCATTGAGTCCAATAAGGCTCAATTCAACTCATACGATGAGCGCGCTCGATGGAGTGACCAACTGTTTGGGAACAAGATCGCCTCGGTTCCTTTGGTGGTGATTGACGATCTCAACAAAAAGGGCATCATGCGAGGGTTCCATGTGGTTGACCAGGCTCGTTTCAAAGAGTGGCTCAATCATCCTGACAACCGCGCATTCCGCACCCGTCCAGGGAGGGTCTAATGGCTATCTCCACCTATTCCGATCTCAAGACCTCGGTGGCGAACTACCTCGCCAGGTCTGATCTGACGAGTCAGATTCCTGACTTCATCACATTCGCGGAGAACCGTCTTCGCCGGGACTTGCGGATTCGCCAGATGTCCAAGCTGGTTTATGCGACCATGACGGCAAACACCGCCACGGTCTCATTGCCGAATGACTTTCTGGAGATTCGGGACATACACCTGAATACGACTCCAATCTATGCCCTGGAGTACCTCTCTCCAAATATCTTCTATCGCAATGCTGATGTGACAGATACGGGGGTTCCGAGGAAATATACGGTTCTGGCAGATGACTTCCAGTTCGCCCCGATCCCGGATTCGGCCTACAACGTCCGAATGCTGTACTACGCAGCTCCGGCCTATCTGAGCGACACCAACACCTCAAATGCGTTCTTGGCAAACTGCCCTGATGCGCTGCTTTACGCTGCTTTGGGTGAGGCAGAGCCTTATCTGATGAACGATGAGCGTCTTGCGACCTGGGCGGCTCTGTATCAGAGGGCAATTGACTCTATCAATGCATCCGATGATCGGGGAGAATACGCAGGTGTTCCTCTCACCATGACTTTGGCTAGGAGATAAAAATGGCTGAAATGTCGAATTTCTTGGAGAACGCGCTTGTAAACGCGACTCTCCGCAACACTTCTTACACGAGTCCTACGACGGTTTATGTGGCGCTATACACCACAGACCCGACTGATGCGGATACGGGTACTGAGGTGAGTGGCAACGGATACGCCCGTCAAAGCGTGGCTTTCTCGGCCCCCTCGAACGGCGCAACCTCCAACTCTTCGGCTGTGGAGTTCCCACAAGCCACGGGTTCGTGGGGTACGGTGGCATATATCGGGCTGCGTGATGCTTCTTCTAGCGGTAATCTGCTGTATCACACCGCTTTGGATGCGTCCAAGACCATCGCTACTGGTGATGTGTTCCGCATCGCTATTGGATCGCTGTCTGTCACCTTGACGTAATGGCTGATCTCTACCCACCGTGGACAATAGACTCCCTTGATAACCTCAAGGCGAGTCTAGATGACCTCACGCTAACGCTTGATTCTCCGCTTTACATCACAAGCGTTACTCGGTGGGATGGGGATGGCGCTATCACAGCGTCGGCGAGTGTTACGGCAAGCGGAATACGGGTTCAAGATGCCGCTGCTGCGATAACAGCATCTGCCAGTTTCTCTGCCGATGGAACGCTTGTCCAAAATGCGAGCGCATCCATCACCGCATCTGGCACTTGTGAGGCAAATGCTCAGATCGTCATTCCCGGCGAAGCATCGATTACTTGTTCGGCAACCGTAACCGCTAATGGCGGGATCACCGCAGACGGTTCTGCATCAATCACGGCATCTGCAACAGTTACGGCAAACGGAACATATGTGGCCGGAGGAGTGGCTTCAATCACAGCCTCTGCGACTGTGACCTGTGACGCATCAGAGCAGGGTGACGAGTGGGCAGATGTGACGCTGCCAAACTTCAACTGGACAAACGTGACACTCCCAACGAATACATGGAGTCTCGCTTAAGGGGAGCGACATGGCAGAAACAAAGATTGTGTTCGGTGAGTGGCTCCCAGATCAGCCTGGTGTGTCTGGTGCGCTCCAGGCCGCATACAACGTCTATCCTCAACAGGTTGGGTATGGGCCGATTCCTTCATTGGCGAACTACTCCAACAATGCTTCCGAGAACCTGACCGCGATCTATTCTGGAAAGATCAGCAGCACATCGACTCTTTTTGCTGGTGGTGCTACCAAGCTGTTCAAGTACGACTCTGGCACTCGCAACCTGAGCAATGTGTCAAAAACAGGTGGATACACGGGTACTGGAAAGTGGAAGTTTGTCCAGTTTGGTGATGCGCTCCTTGCAACAAACAACTCGCAGAAGATTCAGTCATTCACTCTGAACTCAAGTACCGCATTCGCTGATGTCGCTGCGGCTGCTCCCATTGCTGAGTACATCACGGTGGTTCGTGACTTTGTGGTAGCGGCAAACATCGCCTCTTATCCGAACCGAGTCCAATGGTCTGACATCAACGACGAGACAGACTGGACTTCTGGTGGAGCATCTCAGTCGGACTTCCAGGACATTCCTGACGGCGGGGATATTCAGGGGATAACTGGTGGAGAGTTTGGCCTTGTCCTGCTTGAGAAGTCCATCGTTCGGATGAGCTATGTAGGCTCGCCGCTCTATTTCCAGTTCGACACCATCTCACGTGAGATCGGGTGCTATGAGCCTGGATCGGTCTGTCAGTACGGGAATATGACCTTTTTCCTGTCTGATGACGGGTTCTATATGTGCGATGGCCAGAGGGTCACGCCGATTGGTGCTGAGAAGGTTGACCGCTGGTTCTGGGATGACCTTGAGCCTGCCTACGCGAACTTCAGCTCTGCCGTCGACCCAATCAAGAAGGTTGTGATCTGGTGCTATCAAAACACCACAGGCGGGTATTCCCTGCTGATCTACAACTGGCAACTCAACCGCTGGTCTTACGGCACAACTGCGGCCACCTACATTGCATCTGCGGCCACCGCCTCCACGACTCTTGAGGGATTGGATTCGTTCTCTGCCTCGATTGACGCGCTCACCGTTTCTTTGGACTCACGGCAATGGCTGGGTGGGAAATTGGTGTTTGCGGGGATTTCCGGGGCCAGGATCGTCACCTTCGAGGGCCAGCCGATGTCTGCATTTATTGAGACTGGCGACCTGAGCGCGACTGCAAGCCTTATCACTTTGGCCCGTCCACAGATCGACAATGGTTCTGCTACCGTGGCGGTAGCATCTCGTGAGATGTTGGACGACACGATCACTTACTCAACGGCTGTGGCTGCAAGTGATGAAAACCGTGTCTCCCTCAGAAGCTCTGGCAAGTACCACCGGATCAAGGTTGTTCCTACGGGCAACTGGACAACGATGGCCGGGGTTGATGTGAACATCGTCGGGAGGGGCCGTCGATGATGTTTCGTGTTCTCCCCCCGTTTGGCGCTGATCCTCGAGGCATTTCCGAGGTAGTCAATGGGTTGATGAATGGCAAGTCCAACAATACGGGGACTGTCAC